TAGCACCACTTACTCTGATGGTGCTGTTGCTTCTTGTGGGGTTGATGCCTCTGTATCTGATGGCTGGTTTGCTTCGGTTGTCTCTTGAATCTCAAGAATCTGCTGTTCAAGAATCTTCATCGCACCGTTAACTTCATGTAAGGCAATAGTAAGGTTTTGCCTTTCAACAGCAAGCTGTTGTAGTCTCTCTTGTAGATTCATAATTTAGTAGAGTTTTTTACCAGCAACAATAGCTGCATCTATGTCTGTGAATGATTCAGATGTCCAGATAGAAGTCGTTCCATCAAGCTTTTTATAGTCCTTGATAATTTCAAGATGCTCTACATTACGCTTGATCTTGTCTTTAAAATCGTCATCAGTTTCATCTGATCCTTGAGCAGTACCGATAACAGTTACGCTATCGCCAGCAGCAGAATAAATCTTGGCAATTTCGTCAGAAGTTAATTCTTCCATAATAAGAAAGTAGTTGTTTACAGTTTACCCTGCTTCGAGGGCTGTGACTTTTGCTGATAACTCTTGCACTGCTTTTACTAATACAGGAAATAATTTATTTGGTGCAGCTTCTAATTTATCAGGATTATCATCTAATACCAGTTTTAAATAATCAACAGAGGTAGATGATTCGACAGCTTGAAATTCTTGTGCGATGAAACCAGCATCATACTTACCATCTTTGTTACA